CAAAGGCGCGTATCAACAGTATTGAAGGGGATGAATCAATGGCAAAGGGCCGCGCACGGCGCAATTTGGAAGATCAGACAGTTTCCGCTTTTGCCGAAGGAGGCATGGAAGATGGCGGCCTTAAAGACGAAGGCGGTACTGTCGATCCAGTATCAGGTAATGATGTACCTTCTGGTTCGACGCAATCTGAAGTAAGGGACGACATACCTGCGCAACTAAGTGAAGGTGAGTTCGTATTCCCCGCTGATGTAGTACGTTACATTGGACTCGAAAATTTGATGGAGTTGCGCTCTAAGGCTAAGCAAGGTCTAGCTAAGATGGAAGCTATGGGTCAGATGGGGAATGCCGATGAAGCAACCATGGATGATTCAGGTGAATACGACGGTGAGATCGACGAACTTATTGATAACTTTGATCCAAATGACCCTGAAACAATGAGCTTTGCAGAAGGTGGTGTTGTCCACGCGCAACAAGGTACTTTCGTACCGGGTATGCCACAGCAACAATTTAGCTACGGCTACATGCCTCCTCAGCAACAAGGAGGATATCAAGCTCCACAAGTTCCTACAACACAGTTCCCTGATTATAGTCAATTTGTATCTCGTCCTGCACAATCTGCTGTTGGTGAGCAAAAGGGTATTACAGAACAGCGTCAGTACATTGGTCCTAACGGTGAGATGATTACTATTCTGTTTATGGACGGTAAGCCACAGCAAGAGATTCCAGCAGGATATAAAGTGTATAAGCCTGAAGAAGTAAAGCCTGAAATTGCCGCACCTGTTGTGCAACAGCCAGATGGCGGAGGCGGAGATGATAGGGAAAGAGAAGAAGAAAGACAAGCGCAAATGGAAAAAGATAAGTCAATTAATAATGCTTTAGCTTTATACGACCCAGAATTTGCCAAATTAATTTCTGAAGATCCTTTTATGACAGGAAAACCAACATTAAATATTACTGGAGCAATATACGCAGGAGTACAGACTCACTTAGGCAGGACTGCCGCAATAGAAAGAATTGCAGAAAAGTATGACATTGATCTTAATAGGTATACTAATACAGGCATTGAAGGATTCTTTAGTAAATACGACGACGAAGGCGTTGCTAACCTATTAAAAGAGGCACAAACAATTGAAAGAGACGAAGGACTTTCAAATGATGAGGCGGTCAGTGTAGCACAGCAAAGATCTAGAACGGTAGAAGCAGTAGGAGCCACGGCAAGTCAAGATCCGTCTGAAGAAGGCGGCACCGGCGGGCAACAAGATCAAATAGCTTCACAACAAGCTAAAACAGTTGAAGCTATGGGATCAACTGCGAGTGAAGATCCTTCGGAATCTGGCAGTACAGGATCTGGTGGAGCAGATTCTTATGGCGGTTTTGGAGGAGTTGGCGGCGGGTCTGGTGATTCTAATAGAGATGATCAATTTACTCCATAAGAAGGTCAGTAGGCAACCTTAATGCCTACATTTAACTGGCTACCTAACGCCCTAAAAAGCTACCGTTAGCCCCAGACAAAGGAAATATTCATGTCTACAACTACAACCGAAATGGCTACTAAAGTAGAACAAGTAAAAGTCGCATCTGGCTTTGCTAAGCGTAACGCTAATAAGAAACGCATTGAAGACGAAGAGGCTGAACTTGAAGCCTTACTAAAAGGCAATCAAGGAGAAGAGGAAACTGAAGAGTCAATTGACGACGGTCCTGAACCTACGAGCGCAGAGGAAAAGACCTTTAAGAAAAGGTACGGCGATTTGCGCAGACACGCGCAGAAGAAAGAGACGGAACTGCAAGAACAAATTGATGCATTGAAGTCTCAGCTTGACGCATCCACCAAGAATGAAATAAAGTATCCAAAATCTGAAGAAGAATTGGAATCTTGGATGGAGCAATATCCTGATGTTGCAAAGATTGTAGAAACAATTGCTATGAAGAAGGCTCATGAGCAAGCCTCTGAGTTTGAAAGTAAATTTAAAGCAATTGATGAAATGAAGATGGAAGCACAGCGTGAAAAAGCAGAAGCTGAACTTATGCGTTTGCATCCAGACTTTGAGCAGATTCGTGAAACCGATGAATTTCACAATTGGGTTGAAGAGCAACCTAAGTGGGTACAAGATGCGTTATACGACAATGACGCAGACGCAGTATCAGCGGCACGTGCAATTGATTTGTACAAAGCTGATATGGGAATCACAGGTAAGAAAAAATCTACTAAAGATAAAGATGCCGCTACAGCGGTTGGTACTCGCTCTGGACGTTCTGCGCCTGAAGGTGACGAATCTAAGAGCTATATTAAAGAATCCGATGTTAATCGTATGACTGCTCAGCAATATGAAGCTAGGCAAGAAGAGATTGCAGAAGCGATTCGCGCAGGTAAATTTATTTACGATTTATCTGGTTCAGCACGATAAGGTGTTGACAAATAAAATTTTCTGGATATAACTATGTGCAGAATACAGTGGCCCCGTAAGGATACCCACACCTAACCTGAAATAAGACAAACTGTTACATTAACTTCTGGCCGGTTGTTGAAGTAGCAGGGAGTCTTATTTCACCTTCACAGAACACCCAAACTACGCAGGCCGTATGATCACTTTGGCCGGTGAACATACCACCCTGATGCTAGATGGCCTCTGGCGAAGTTACACATAACCTTAACCCTATGCTACATAAGGAGTGTCTCTCATGGCATTTACAAGCGCATCGGGCTATGGCAACCTTCCTAATGGTAACTTTAGCCCAATTATCTACTCAAAGCAGGTACAGCTTGCTTTCCGTAAGTCTTCTACAGTAGAAGATATTACTAACAACGATTACTTCGGTGAAATCGCTCAAATGGGTGATTCAGTGAAGATCATCAAAGAGCCTGAAATTTCAGTTCAAGCTTACACTCGTGGTTCACAAATCACAGCGCAAGATCTTGACGATGAAGATTTCTCTCTTGTAATTGACAAGTCGAACTACTTCGCATTCAAGATCGACGACATTGAAGAAGCGCACTCACACGTGAACTTCATGCAAATGGCTACAGATCGTGCGGCGTATCGTTTGCGTGACCAGTATGACCAAGAAGTTCTTGGCTACCTGTCTGGTTATGCTCAGTCTGCTTTGCATTCTGCTGGCGACACTGTCAACACAACTGTAAACGGAACTAAGGCGGTTACTACTGCTGGCTCTGACGAGCTTCTCGCTTCTATGAAGCTTGACGCTACTGACTTCAACCTCAACGATGGCGGTGCCGCTGTTTCTGGTGAAGCAATTGTAGTTGTTCCACGTTTACCGGGCGTATCTACTCTTCCAACAGCTAACGCTTCACCTCTTCAGGTGATTGCTCGTATGGCTCGTTTGCTTGATCAACAGTTCGTTGACACTAACGGTCGTTGGTTGGTTATTGACCCAGTCTTCGCTGAAACTTTGAAAGACGAAGATTCTCGTCTCTTCAACTCAGACTTCGGTGGTTCTGGCCTTCAGAATGGTCTTGTTATTAACAACCTGCACGGCTTCCGTGTATACGTTTCTAACAACATGCCTGCTGTTGGTACTGGTCCTGCTGTAGGAAGTGCTACACTTCAAGCAACTAACTATGGTGTCTTGACTGCTGGTCATGACTCAGCGGTTGCTACTGCTCAGCAGATCAACAAGACTGAGACTTACCGTGATCCTGACAGCTTCGCTGACATCGTTCGTGGTATGCATCTGTATGGTCGTAAGATCCTTCGTCCAGAAGCTATCGTCACTGCACGTTATCAAACTGGCTATTAATAGGAGGATTCTAAAATGGCTTTACAAACTCCGGTACGTCTTGAAACTGCGGCAATTGCCTCTGGTGACTTGACAGTAAACTCAGTACACGATATTGGAACTGTTCCAGACAACTGTGTTGTTTTGGCGGCAGGTGCAGAGTGTACTACTGCGGCAACTATTGCTGGTGCTAACGCTGTTAGTTTCGGTGTGACAAGTGGCGACGTTGATTTGCTGGGTACAGCAGACATTAACGGTGCTAAAACACTTGCCGCAACGACTACTACAGTCAACGGTATCACAAATGTCACAGTTGCAGATACATTAATTTCTGCAAAGCTGGCGGCATCAAATGCTCCTTCAGCAGGTGCGTATAAATTCTTCGTAGTTTATGCACCTATGGGCGCAACACGTGGTGCTGACGAAGTTGATCGTGATCAACTAGCGTAAGCTAATTGCATTGGGGGCTTCGGCCCCCTTTGCTCCTTATATAAGGGATTTAATATAAATGGCTACATTCCTGAATATCACAAATGAACTGTTGCGCCGTCTGAATGAGGTTGTTATTGACCAAGCAGACTTTGCAGGTGTTCGTAATGTTCAGGCTCTTGCGAAAGATTCAGTGAATTCATCTGTTCGTAAAATCATTCAGTCTGCACAAGAGTGGCCCTTTACATTAACTACCTATGAACAAACATTAACTGCTGGAACTCGTGAATATGATTTCCCAGCAGATATGTCATCTGTGGATTGGGAATCATTCTACATTAAACAACTTGCATCTAAGAGCAATCAGCCTCGCAAGTTAGCTGTTATTCCTTACACTGAATATCTTGAAACATATCGTTCTGGTGATGACACTGGGGACAGTGGATCTGGTATCGGTGTTCCATTACGTATATATCAGACACAAGAAGAAAAGTTTGGTGTGACACCATCTCCAGATGATGCGTATGTTATTGAATACAAGTATTGGACATTCCCTACAAGCATGACTGCGTTTGACGATGTGTGTGTTATTCCAGATCGTTTTATTCACGTAGTCATTGATGGTGCAATGATGTATATGATGCGCTTCCGTTCTAACGAACAAAGTGCGGCAGTCCATCAGAATGACTTCGTTGAAGGCATCAAGATGATGCGCAGAGTTCTTGTAGACGATAATTTGTCTTTACGTTCTACTTACAATCCACGCACAGTATTTAATGCCTATCTGCCTACACGAGTTTTGTAATGGCTGATAATCTTCAGATCTTCACAGTCTCTTGCGAGGGTGGGCTTAACACTAACCGTGATGTCCTTTCTCAGGGACAGTTATCACCGGGCAGTGCAACACGACTAATTAACTATGAGCCTGCTGTAACAGGTGGCTACCGTAGAATTAGTGGATACAACGAAGCGTATCCATCCCTACCGGGAACAGGCAAGGTACTAGGTGTCTGTGTATTTAACGGTATTAATGATGGCATTTTAGCCTGCCGTGCTCCAACTAGCGGCAATAATTATTTGCACTATTGGGATACTGGGACTAGCGCATGGGTTGCTGTTACTACTGCTGGTAGCCCGACAATGTCTGGTGTTAACAAAGTACGCTTTTCCAAGCACAATTGGAGTAACCCAGTTGTCGTTTTAGCTGATGGCGTTAACCCAGCCGCTAAGTATGATGGCACTACGTACACACAGATTACGCATACAAATGCGCCTAACAATCCGAAGTACGTTACTGAATTTAAGTCTCACTTATTTTTAGCCGGTGATAGCACAGATCCATACAACCTGCATTACTCTGCTCCATTAGACGAGACAGACTTTAGCCCAGCGAATGGTGCTGGTGTTATTAACGTAGGTTTTGAGATTGTCCAGATTAAAGCGTTCCGTGATGAATTATTCATCTTTGGTACGAACAATATTAAGAAGCTTGTCGGTAACAGTAACGCAGACTTTTCAGTATTACAGGTAACGAATGACTTAGGATGCTTAGCATCTGACTCAGTCATTGAGCTTGGTGGTGACCTTCTCTTTATCGGACCTGATGGACTCCGTCCAGTATCCGGTACGGACAAGATTGGTGACGTTAACTTGGAAACTGTATCCAAGAACGTGCAGTCACTATTTAACGATGTTGTATTAAATAACGATCTTGATGATCTAGATGCTGTAGTTATCCGACAGAAGTCACAGTTTAGGATTTTCTTCGGTGCTTCAGATTCCCAAGGTGTGATTGGGGCTTTGAGACAACAACAAAACGGTGGCATCGGTTTTGAATTTGGTCAGTTATTAGGTATTACAGCAACAGCGGCTGACTCAGGATACATTGGTCAGTACGAGTTTGTAATACACGGGGACAGAGATGGCAAAGTGTATCGCCAAGAATCTGGTAATGATTTTGATGGTGCTGAAATTTTTTCATTATTTCAAACCCCGTTTTTTCACTTCGGTGATCCAGAGTTACGTAAGAACTTCTTGAAGCTATCGACGTATCTGAAAGCTGAAGGTAATACAGATATCGTGTTAGGTATTGTGTACGACTACGAAGATGTAAATGTACTGAACCCTACCAACTACGATATTACAACACGAGGAGCGGCGGCTTACTATAACGAAGCTACCTATGACTCAGGGGCTATCTTTGACGGTAACCCATCACCTGTCGCTAAGACATCGTTCTCAGGATCAGGTACATCAATTGCAATTAAATATGTAACTAACGACACGAACGCTAGTCATGCCATCCAAGGTTTTGTTCTACTGTTCGGATATGGAGATCGCAGATAAATGGCGGGATATAGCAGACAATCCGTTGCGGACATTATCTCAGGTGAGGTAGTCAAAGCCGCACCTCTAAATGCTGAATTCAATGCGCTCCGTGATGCGTTTGCATTTGCAGGTGGACATAACCACGATGGTTCAGGCACGGAAGGTTCATACGTCGGTCTGATTGCTGACACGGATGGTAACAATAAGGTTGTTGTAGACACATCAAACAACCGTGTTTCTATCTACACTGAAGTCTCTAGTTCTCCTGTAGAGCAGATTCGCATCCAAGACGGTGCTATCGTACCTGTCACTGACGATGACATTGATCTAGGAGCTTCAGGAGCGGAGTTTAAGAATCTCTGGATAGATGGTACTGCAAACATTGATGCGCTTGTCTCAGCGGCTGTCACGCTGACTGGTGGCACTATTGACGGTACTGTTATCGGTGGCACTACGCCAGCCGCAGGTTCATTCACAACTGTTTCATCTTCTGGTGGTATCACCGGCGACTTAACAGGCGATGTTACCGGCGACTTAACTGGGGATGTAACAGGCAACCTTACGGGCAACGTGACCGGAAATGTAACTGGTGATGTTACAGGCAACCTTACGGGCGATGTTACGGGCAACGTCACTGGCAACTTAACTGGTGGTGTGACAGGCAACGTAGTCGGTAACCTTACTGGTAATGTAACCTCTTCACCCGGTTTATCTACGTTTAACAATGTTACAGTAACGGGAACCTTAACATCGGATTTGACCGGTGATGTTACAGGAAATGTTACTGGTAATTTAACTGGCAATGTTACAGGCAATGT